CAAGGAAAGCAAGTAGACGCATACAGGGAGGTATGTAATGAGGAACATAGGCATATGGGAGGTTGAGATCGCAATCGTCTTACCCACCTACGCACTTGAGGTTGAGGCCGACACGAGGGAGGACGCTATTGAGCAGGCGTTGTGGGCGTTGAACGAGAGCGGTGACATTCCTGAGCATGGGGAATGTGATGTTGACGTACGACTCAAGCACTACAAGGAGGTATGTGATGCATGAATACGACCTGCTTGAGCAGGGCGACCAGAAGAAACTAGCCAAATGGGTTACCCCAGATGGGCATGTGATGATCGGCAGCGTTTCCTATGCTGCCGGGTTCGACTTCTATGCAGCGTCTGTGCGTGCAGGTGCAAGCATCGGACTCGCTCACCCCGAGGGTGCGTGGGATGAGACAGGGGGCAGTTGCCTGATTGAGTGCCCTTTGTGTGAGGCGATCCAGCATCCCGAAGGGGCACTCAACGGGCGGGTACGAGACTTTGCACAGGAGGTGCGTGATGAGAGCCATTAGTGCCACATGTGTTGAATGTGAAACCGTTGAATCCGTAGAGGTGGAGGAAGCGAAGCACGACAGGTACCTCATGCATGAGGGGCTTGTCCAGAACCTGTTTCCGAAGTTGGAGCCACAGGAGCGTGAGATTCTGATTCAGGCTGATAAGCCTTGGGGTCGCAACTCTTGGGGAACGTACTTCTGTAAGGCCTGTTGGTTGAAGTTCGATGAGTTGGACGACTGACACGCATGAGATCCATCATCTCTCTCTCTCTCATTTTGAGAGAGAGAGATGATGTGGCAATGAAACCAGAAACCAATGCACGGGAGGTGCAGATATGACAACGCTAATCAGAGATTCCTTGTACATAGGCGAGTCCCCTTGGGATGAGACTTGTGCACAGGTTGGTTCAGACATGTATCCGGTGAACGCCCGCAAGGAGTGTCAGCGGTTTATCAACCAGATTCGCAACCATTACGGTTCGGAGCCGGTGGGTGCACGCTTGTACATCAAGTCGAATCCGCATGACTTCGGTAGTTACCTGTCGGTGGAGTGCGAGTTTGCATGGGATCCGTCTGGGATCCCAGACGAGGAATGGACTCCTTCGCAGGAGTATGCCTTTGCGATTGAGGGTGACGACCTTGGTGTGTTGCAGAACTGGGATTCCGATGAGTAGCGCACGCTGCCAGCATTGTCACTTGCCCATTCATGAGATAAGGCAGGGTGTCCATGTTGATGACACGGGTGGCGATGTCTGTTGTGCGGACAAGTTCACGCAGAAGAATGAGAACGGAGAACACGAACCCACGCAAGAGCCAAAGTGGAGGTATTCAGGCGGCGATTGGGTGCTTGATGACTTCGATGAGTGGTCAGAACTCACGAAGGAACGCGACGCATACAGGGCAGATGCTGAGGCGGAACGGCATCGGAACCCTTACGCATGAGATCCACCCTTTCTCTCTCTCTCTTTTTGAGAGAGAGAAAGGGTGAGGCCGTCCGGCCAAACCAAACCATACACACGGGAGGTGTGAGCAATGAGTCACGAAGTAACGATAGGTGATGCCAACGTCACGTTTGAGCAGGTCGAAGTTGACTTGGACTACAGCGACATACTGGACAACATCGAAGACACCATCAACGAGCGGGTGTCTATGCAGATCAGCGAGGAGGCATGGGATGCTGTGCAATACAACGTGGAGGAGGCTGCACAGGAGGCTGCACGGGAGGCTGTTGACGAAACCAACGCGGACAGCGACCAGATGTGCGAGGTCATCTACGATCTGTTGGAAGATTACGCCAGCATCAAGGCTCGGGGTGCCGTTCCATGCAGGATTGGTGAGGCGTTTGAGAAGGCCGTCGGTGTCGCATCCCGCGAAGGTGTCGGCAACGTCGATCACGCTTTGGAGGTTCAGAAGCGTCTGGCCGATCTTGAGCGCCAGATGAAGACCCTGTTGGCGGCAATCACCGACATGGGTGAGCGTGCAGCGTCAGTAACCCCGGATTCCGTGGTCTGACATGAATGAGGTATGCACCGCCCTGACGCCATGCCCGCATATGGACTCTCTCCACATCAACGACTTTCGGTTGGAGATTGTGGTCTTTAGTGCGGGTGTGGTGTTGGGGCTGCTACTTCTAACGTGGTTGCAGGAACGGAAGGCCAAACGGTCATCCAACCCGTACAAGAACTATCTAGTTTCTTTGCGGAACGTACAGGAAGCAAGCGTCAGGAGGCGCACATATGAGAAGCACAAGTGATAACACCAGTATGTATGAGCATAACTGGATTGAGCGATTGAAGATGCAGGTGGAGAACATCCCTACGCCCGATGGGGTTGTGGTGGAGGATCTCCCGCGTGAAGCAACGATGGGTTCCGGTGGTCAGAGTGTGAGCGAGGTCGCAAACCTCGTAGGTGCCAACTTTGATGTTGAGTACCACCCTTCAGGCTATGTGGACCCGTTGACGTTGGAGCATGTCGTTCCCTTGTACCAGAATGGTAAGTACATGGGTGAACCGGCGGATCAGTACATTCTGCGTGCAGACACACATGATGTGGTCGGCAACATGAGTGGGCGTTACCCGACCCGTGATGGTTACAAGCATGTCTTCCATACGCTTGATTCGATGTTCCCGAACTCTTGCGAGAGCATCAGCGTCTATGGCAAGGGTGAACGTGTGGTAGTTGAGCAGGTGCTTGACGAGCCGTTCGACCTTGGCGGTGGCGACCTGATTCAGCCGTACATCTACACTCGCATGTCGTTGAACGGAACGTGGAAGACGGAGATCATCCCTGTGACCCGGCGCCTCTCTTGCGAGAACATGCTTGGGAACGTCGGCCAGTTGATCGGGGTGCGTGCCACGAGGAACCACGACAACCTGCTGACCATGCGGTCAAGCGTGGTGGAGATGTCGATGGCTCAGGGGCAGACGTTGAAGCAGATGGCTCAGGTCATGCAGGATCAGGAGTTCACGGACTTCATGTTCATGCAGATGTTGGATCAGATCCTTCCGGCGCCTGACCATGGGGCGCATCACAAGACTGAGGTTGCTTGGCAGAACAAGCGAACTGCCTGCAACAGTAGTTGGCGTGATGAGAAAACCGATCACGAGGCTTCCACGATGTGGAACGCATACAATGCTATACAGGGTGCAGAACAGCATCGGATCAACACGGGTGGCAAGAGCGACGAGAAGTCGTTGCAGCGGTCACTCACGAAGGCGTTGGATGGCAAGACGCCGATTGCTGATGCTGCCGAACGGTACCTGATGGATCTCGTCCTCGCGGAAGAGCCCTTCTAGGCAATAGGTTGCCGGAGACTGGCGGTCGGGGGTTTCCTTGAAACCTCCCAACCTCCGGCTGCCCGCAGGGGTGCGGCTGCGCAAACAACGCACACCATTCTCAACCCATGCAGGAGGAAAGCATGAGTAACAATGCACGTACCGGGATTCGTGCCCCGTCTACTTCGGTAGAGTTTATTGGGCCTAGAGAGGCCCGACTGTTGCTTGATAAGGCGGCGCCTAACCGGAACATCAGCCCCATGTTGGTGCTGAAGTATGCGGTGGCGATGCTGGATGGCGACTGGCACAACATCGGGGATCCAATCCGCTTGGATGAGCAGGGGCGACTCTCCGATGGGCAGCATCGGCTTTCCGCAATCATGGAAAGCGAAACGGTGCAGGAGTTCACCGTCATGGAGGGTGTTCCGTTGGAGCAGACCATCATGGCTGTGGACATGGGGCGTAAGCGTTCGATTGTGGACATTCTCACAATCATCTCTAACGACCCGTCCAACGACCGCCAGATCCACCACATCAAGAACTTGCCTGCGATAGCGAGGCGTGTGATGGCTTACGATCACGTTCAGGACGTAAATGTCAACACTGAATACGTGAAGTCGATGTCCAACAAGCGCCTTGTGGATTACATCCTTGCTAACCAGAATCTGTTGGAGGTCGCTGCCCGTGCAGCACATAGGGTTCGTACCTATGCGCCCATGTCAGCGGCAGGCATTGGTGCTGCTCATGCGCTTTGCTCAAACAACGGTGGCTGGAATCAGGCAGACGAGTTCTTGACTGAAATCTGCGAGCCATCGCAGATGGAGGGTAATCCTGCGTGGCTGCTGAGGAAGCAGGCGCTCAAGGATGGCGTCAAGCGCACGTTCAGTTGGACAAAGGATGCTCGTCTGACGAGCGCCATGTACATCAAGGCATTCAACCACTATGCGGCGGGTACCTGTCCTAGCGTCTTGGCCTTCAAGGCTCATGGCCCGAGGATGGAACCCTTCCCCACGGTGGAAGAGCCTTTCTAATCTAACCATTCGCGTGTGGGGCGGGGGCTTTGAAACTCCCCCTCCGGGTTCCCGCCCCACACGCCCCCCAACGCACAGGAGGTGCACATGTGGCTAACCACCCCAGACGGTATGTATTCGATTGTAGACAGAGCGGCAGAAGGGCCGGATTACCTGTTAGTACGTTCACGCGATGAAGATTCGCTCATCGATATGCGTGATCGTGTTGTTGATTTTGCTAAGACTAATGACAATAGCGTGTACATAAAGACCGGGGTACACGATGGTCTGATGTGGAATGGCAAGTTCTGGGCAGGCAGGCGCCAGCATGGGACTGGCAGCGATTACGAGTGGAGGATGGATATCCCCCGCGAGTTGCTTATGGCGTATTTCAATCTTTCGGTGATCGGCTTGTCGTATGGCAACTTCAAGAACGAATGCGCAGCGGTTTGGGCCAAAGAGTGCGAACCTGATATTGCTCAACGCAGGTCGCTTACATTGGCGGAGGTCTGGGCCGTGTGGGAACGCCTGTGGCCGAAGCGGTCGTCGGAGCATCCATCCCTGCGTAAAGAACGTCCGACGCTAACGATGCTCGAAGGGGGTGTGGGCGATGGCTCTGACACCAACGGGGTTTGAAACGACGTTCACCCGCGAGGAACTCTTGCGTCTTCGTAACATGAATGACACAAACGACACGGAACTGGAACCTGAGTCGCAAGACTGTAACGCTCAGGGGTCGGAACCGGACGACAGCAGCGATTAGGCTGGGGTACTAAGTACACGCCCCTCCCCCCTAAAGGGGGAGGGGCGATACTAAGTACAGGTAGGGAGAACCATGCAACAGAAGTACCCGTTACACAGAGCAGCGGACGGCAGATGGGTCCACACGTGGGTTCGTCAATCGTCCGTGAAGACCTCAGACATGTGCCTTGAGCGGTGGCGCAACGACATATTTAGCCTTGTAAGCGAACCCATAAAGGATGCTTCGTCGCTGGGCACGGTATGCCACACGATTGCAGAAGACGTTTGCAACTCACTCATAGACGTAAACGAAGGCCATTCGGAAGCGCCGATGGATCTGACAGCAGCCTTGGATGGCTTCGAATACGAATGGGAAAGAACCGTAGACACGATTGAGGTGTGGAACTCTTACAACCCGGAATCTGCACACGAAGCCGGAGTTGGAAAGATCACAAACTGGTACAACGAGGTATTCCCCCTACTGAAACCCCTGCAAACCGAACACACATTTGATGTCCCACTCATTGAAGACGATCAACGAATCGTTCGGTTGACAGGCACGATTGACCTAGTTGAAGCAGACCGGCTATGGGACTGGAAGTTCCCCGGCAGGGACTACTCACGTGACAAATGGCAGTATGAACGATGGGATGTGCAGTCCATCGCCTATTGCTATGCGTTAGGAATCCCCAACTTCTCATATGCGGTCATGCACCCCAAAGGGGTGGGCCGCATGGACTTAGAGCGTGGTCAGCAGCATTTCGACTGGCTACGTGAAAAGGTGTTGGCGCTCTGCCGACTGTTGGAAACCCAAACGGGTCCATACCCGCTGGGTGACAACGGTTGGTGGTGTTCCGATAAATGGTGCGAAAGTTTCGCACGGTGCAAAGGTGCAACATTAGGAGGCACATAATATGGCTTGGACGCCAATGAGCCCGCACGAGCGGGCCAGCATAGAAGCACAGGTCATCCTCAAGGCAGCGGTAGAACTCGCTGTTGCAGAGGTTGGCAACGACCCCGACGGTGTAGCCGTCACGATGGCTATTGAGAACGCTCAGGCGCTCGCAAAGGAACTGCCCAAACTCAAGGACAGCCTTGTAGGCGTAAGCATTCTGAACCCATCGACGGTCAGCGAGGAAAAGGGTTTGGTGGGTGCGGAAATCGCAGTAGCACCAGACATCGTGGATCAGGCGGTTGACATGGTGCAGGCTGCATTCCCCGCAGCCACAGCCGCTGCACCCTCCCGTACGGATGGCATGCAGTCAAAGTACGTAGACGATGAGGAATACACGCAGGTACTTGCAATCTGGAACGCTGAGAAGGTTGCCGGTGTTGAATACGCCGGGCAGCAGTCCATGTTCCTGTGCAATCAGGCCATCCGCAAGTTGTTCGCTGATGGCAAGCGCACGTTCCCCGACAACTACTGGGCTGAAGCCTTGCGTGGGAAGGAAATCCCGGTAACGAAGAACGGTAAATGCGGGCTAGGAGACTTCAAGGTCAAGAGGTCCGTGTGCATCGGCAACGATGGGGTTCCCTTCTTGGGAACCGGAGAGGGCAATCATCCTCTCGCCAATAAGAGCGGGTACTTTGCCGCATTGGTGAAACTCAAGGGCGGCTTCGGATGGGGCGACCGGCCCGATCCGATTGATCCCCACAACTGGCTGAGTCAGGTAAGTGCCTGAGGAACTCAGTCTGGAGGAAGCACTCAAGCGTGTGGCCGGAGCGGGGAAAGACCCTGCTCCGGCCCCTCCGCCTTCGGAGCCTCCAGCACAAATAGAGGGCATTTCACCAGCAGACCTACAGAGACTCTTCACGCCTAAGAAGGAACAGGTCAGGCGGATGCGCCACGACCTGCGTTCTGGCAGCGAGTGGTCATTCGGTGTGCGGGTATTTGATGAAGCCACCTTGGGTGGTGCCCGTGGCGGACAACTCGTAACGATCATTGGTAGATCGCATACAGGCAAGACGCTGCTGGCGCTGAACATGGTGGCCCGTAATCGTCACCATCGCACCCTGTGGGTCAGTCCAGACGAAACCGAAACAATGTTCTGGGGCCGATACGCAGCCATACGCATGCAGATCGACCAGAAGGATTGGATCAACCGCCTCATCCGTGAGGATGCGCGGGCATGGGAACGCGTTGAACAACTCATGCGTGACGAAACCAACCTGCACTTTGAATCCACCGGCATGTCCGTCGATGACATCGACAAAGCAATGCGGATTGCCTCCGTGGAACTGTGGGAAGGGCAACGACCTGAGGTTCTGGTCTACGACTACTTGGAGTTGATCCGGGGTGGAGGCGCTGGCGATGCAGCCAGCGTGCAAGCCAAGATCGAATCGTTCAAGCAGTTGGTGTCAGACTGGCGTTGTGTAGGCGTGATTCTGCATCAGTCTGGCCGGGGTTCAGGGAACCGTGGCCGTGCCGGTGGGATCGAAGCCGGACGTTACGCATCTACCAGCGAAAGCCACTTCCTGATCGAAACGTGGCGCAGGTGGGATGACACCAACATGGAAGAAGACGAACGCAAGCACTACGAGGATGAAATAAGTGCTGGCCTGTGGAAGAACAAATCAGGTGATGGTGAGAAAGCAGAGGTAAATCTAACCATCGACAAAAGCGGACGATTGCTGGAACCCGGCATCGTCTGGGAACAAATGCGAATGGCCGATGAAGATGAATGAAGACGCCATCATCTCATTCCGTGACCTGTTCCTAGGCTTTCCTCTTGCCTACGGGACTGACGAAGGCGGCTGCCGGTGGGCAGACGTTGACTCCATGTGGGAGAAGCACCTTTCAGGCGAAGAGATGATCGGCATTTACCCGATGGTCTACGACCCTCACTTCACACGAGGTGGTCCCGATTCGTGGACGGAAGGGCCAGAGAATAACCGTTATTATGTGGAGATGGACCCGGACCTGTGGATGTGCAGGTGGGGGTCTATCGACATAGACGAAGGCGAAGACTCTCTGGTCATTGCCCGCAACACTCAAACAATCCTGCGTGCTATGGACATCAAAGCGTGGCCCGAAAGGTCACGCAGCAAGGGCTACCACTTGTGGATCTTCTGCCAAGAATGGGTTCGTGCTTCAGTGATCCGTCGCGCCATGCACGCTGCATTGGATCTGGCAGAAGCCAAATACGATGCGGTGTATCCGAAGCAGGATTCTTTGGCTGGTCCTCCCGGCAACTACATGCGTTTGCCGTACGGTGGGAAGCGCCCGAAGCACCGACAGGTGGTCGTAGATAGCAGCAGTTACAGCGAAACCGATGAGGAATCGTTGGATCTGCACGGCTTTCTTTGGGCGGCAGAAAAGGATAGAACGCCTACAGCGAACTTGGAACGTGCCGCCGCTCTGTACAAGGATCCGGTCCCAGTGGTCTTGGATCTGCCTCCGAAACGGGACTACAGCAAGGAACCGTTGATGACCGTAGACGGCACACGCTTGCGTGGGCTGCCGTCGGAGATGTTCAAGAACGGTCCCGTTCCGTACTACAAGGGTGGGCACGGTGCAGGCAAAGGTCGCCACGGCTTCCTGAACCGGTTCGCTCGCGCCATGTTCGAAACCGGCTACACTCGCACCGATGTTCTATCGTGGACTAAAGACTTAGATTCACGACTAGGGAGTTGGTACGATGACGGGCCGAAGTTCACGGGCAGGCAAGACTGCGAAAGACAAATCGACAGACTCGTCACCGACGCCGAACGCAAAGCCACCAAATGAGTTCACGTTCGTCGTTCCGGGCAGGCCACAGCCCAAGGGTCGTCCCCGAATGTCGCGGAAAGGTCGCGTTTACACCCCCAAAGAAACTGTGGAAGCGGAGCGTGCATACGCTCAAGCGGTTGATGATAACCCGCCGGTCTTTGAGGGACCGGTTGCGGTGGAGATGACGTTTAGCGCAGAAGCAACGTACATCACCATCCGGGCGGTAGAAGAGTGGCATACTCCCTTGCGGGGAGACTTGGACAACTACATCAAACTGTGCCTAGATGGATGCCAACGTGCGGGGATAATCCCAAACGACCGTCTTGTGGTGCAGGTGAAAGCGGTCAAAGAATGATTCTTGTAGAACTGCACCCGTGGGAATACGAATGGGCCTTGCATGTAGGCGCCCGTCGGT